GTAGAAGAAACAGGCGGTTCGTGTAATTTCGGGAAAAAGATTATGACGCTCAATGTAAAGTGCAGGAAATGCGGGACATCCGTTGCCCTGAAAACAGCATGGAACACGAACGCATACATTGAAGCGGTTGAGGCATGGAACAGGAGTGTAAACCATGCATGAGGAGGAAAGTTGATGCAGGATTGCTGTTTTACATGCAAAAATCTGGAATACAGAAAGAACTACGTTTATCCGTACCGGTGCTTGAAGCACAAAGCAGAACGGTTCTCGGAGAAGGAATTTGAACGGATGTACTTTTCCGGAGAGGAATGCAAAGACTTTGAACAAAGGAGGTGGCCTGATGGGCACAATTCTGGCGATTGATCCGGGGAATATGAAATCCGGCTATGTAATTGTAGAGCATGATGGAGAAGAAATTCGCCGCGTGCTGGAGGTCGGGAAGATCGAGAACAATGTGCTGCTGCCGCTGATCGCGCAGAAGCTTTACGGGAACGGCTACGACGTGGCAATCGAGATGATCACGGGCATGGGCATGACGGTAGGCCAAGAGGTTTTCGATACCTGCGTCTGGATCGGGCGGTTCTGGCAGACGATATTGTGGCAGACTGGATATGGGCCGACGCGGATATTCCGCCGGGAAGAAAAGCTGGATCTGTGCGGTTCGCTATCTGCCAAAGATGCAAACATCCGTCAAGCCCTCGTTGACCGCTACGCGCCCGGCCAGCCGAATTTCGGCAAGGGCACGAAGAAGAATCCCGGTTTCTTTTACGGCTTCTCTGCGGATATGTGGGCGGCGATGGCGGTAGCCGTGACGTATTTCGATAAGTACATCAAGGGGGTAAAGCTTTGAACAAGACGCAGCGCAAGCCGCCGAGGCCGCCGATGCAGCTGACGTGCGATGCCTGCGGGAAGACGTTTATGCGCGCACCGTCGAAGTACAAGGCAAAATACAATTTTTGCAGCGAGGCGTGCGCATGGACGGCACATAGAGAAGCTGTGATGGGCCGGGCGGAGCGCGTGCGGATCCTGATCACGTGCTCAATCCCGGTATACCCGGAAATGCGGCCTGTCTGCGGGCGGGTGTATCCCGCCGAGAAATACAAATACAGGACAAACCGGACGGGCTATGTCGTCGAGGTGGGCGGCAAGCGGGTTTGCGTGAGGGTGGACGAATGCAGGGAGATTTAAGAATCAGCCCATATTCCGCTCCGTGCGGAAGCTGCCCCGAGAAAGGCTGCGGGGCAAAGCATACGACCTGCGAGGCGTACATAGCGTTCCGCAAAAAGGCGGACAAGTACAAGCGCGATAAGCAGAAGGCAATGGCGCGCAACGCCTCTACACGGGGCTGTATGCGGACGCTGCACGATGCGAACCGCGCAAAGCGCGAAGGGAGGCAACATTACTGATGAGCACGCCGCGATACGGCTGGTGGGCCTATGCAAAATGGATGATCCGCAGCTATAAGGGCGGCGGGCTGATGACGAAGGCCGAGCGCGCTGCCGTTGCGGATGCAATCGCGGAGACGGAACAGCTCGTTGACGGCGCGGAGCGACTCCGGCTCATAGATTTGGTTCTTTGGAAGCGAACGCATACCCTGCAGGGCGCTGCAATGGCGGTTTATGTATCCGAACGCACCGCACAGGAATGGCACAGGCAATTTATTCGCCTTGTGGGGCAAAAAAGAGGGCTTTTATGAAAAAGTCTGCGTCCCAGAGCCAAATTTAACATTTACTATAAGGGCGTAGAGATCAACTCTACGCCCTTCTTCATCGGCACCGCAGCGTTCTGCGGAAACCTCCTCCTCCTGTTCTCGTGTTCTCCGGTGTGAATAAATATATTTATTCACACACGGAGACACGAGAACGAAAGAATGAGGCAGAAAGGAGCGGCTATGGCGAGTTTGCGCGCCCTTGCACACAAGCTGCAAACAGCGCTCTTGTACCACGGAATCAAAATAAAAATCAATCAAATGCAGACCTATTCCGCGAAAAATGACAGGATGGTGACGAAATACATGGTTTACGAATATCGACCTGATGAAAAACCGAAGAATGTCACTTTGCTGGAAACTTACCAGATCGCGGATGTGGTGAAGCTGCTGGCAAGCCTTTACAGCGATGGCGGATGAAAAACTTACGCCGAAGCAGAGACGATTCTGCGAAGAATATCTGAAATCCGGGAACGCGACAGAAGCAGCGAAAAAGGCCGGGTACAAAGAAACATCATGCAGAGTGATTGCGGCAGAAAACCTATCAAAACCAGCTATTTCTGCGTATATAAAGCGCAGGCTGGACGAACAGGAAGCGGCGCAGGTTGCGGATTCAAACGAAATTCTGAAATTTTACACTGCGGTCATGCGCGGTGAGATCAAAGACCAGTTCGGCATGGACGCATCTCTATCCGACCGGCTGAAAGCCGGTGACAGCCTTATGAAACGCTACGCAGCTGCTTCCGACCGCAACAGGACGACAATGGAGAAGCTTGATTCGATGCTGAAGGAGTTCCAAGATGCTGTTAAGTCCGAAACAACGTGAATTTGTAAAATACGGGACGCATCGATGGAACTTCAAGGGCGGAGCCACCAGAAGCGGGAAGACTTACCTCGATTTTCGATGGATCATACCGATCCGGATTCGTGAGCGAATCGGGAAAGATGGTCTGGCCGTCATTCTCGGCGTAACAAAATCCACGATTGAGCGAAATGTGCTGGAGCCGATGCGGAACCTGTATGGCGATATGCTTGTCGGAACAATCTCCAGCGACAACACAGCGTGGATTTTCGGGGAAAAGTGCTATTGCCTCGGTGCGGAAAAGGTTTCTCAGGTGTCAAAGATTCGCGGTGCATCGATTAAATATTGCTATGGGGACGAAGTAGCTGATTGGTCGGAAGAAGTATTCGCACTGCTGAAAAGCCGTCTTGACAAGGAATATTCTTGTTTTGATGGGACGTTCAATCCGCAATATCCTGACCACTGGCTGAAAAAATTCCTCGATAGCAACGCGGATATTTTCAGCCAGACATACACGATAGACGACAACCCGTTCCTGCCGGAATCTTTTAAAGAAAATCTGAAAAAAGAATACGAAGGGACGGTTTATTACGACCGCTACATTCTCGGCCTCTGGGTACGTGCCGAAGGACTGGTATATCCGATGTTTGGAGATGGCTGCATCACGCAGGAGATCCCGGACACCGGAGATTATTATATATCTATAGACTATGGCACGCTGAACCCGTTTTCTGCCGGGTTATGGTGCGTTGGGAAGAAATGTGCAGTCAGAATCGCGGAGATCTATTACAGCGGCCGCGAGGAAAAAAAGCAGAAAACAGATGAGGAATACTGCGACATGGTAGAACGGCTTGCAGGAGATAAGCCAATCAGGGCCGTTGTCGTGGATCCGTCTGCCGCGTCGTTCATTGAAGCGCTGCGCAGAAGGAGCGGATTTAAAGCCCGGCACGCTGACAACGACGTTTTGAACGGGATCCGCACAACGTCCGATTTCCTGCGAGATGGAAGAATCAAGATTCATGCGGGCTGTAAAGACACCATCCGCGAATTTGGGCTTTACAGGTGGGACGAAAAAGCAGAATCTGACCGCGTCGTGAAGGAAAACGACCACGCTATGGACGAAATCAGGTACATGGTGATGACGGTCTTGAAAAAGCACTTCAAAGAACACAGATTTGTGCCGGAGCTGGCGCGGTGAGGTAAAAGATGAAAACATATCAGGATTTTTTAGAGGTTGCGGAAAAGTCTGACCGGGAACGGATGGAATTTGTTCTGTCCGCGATAAATAATCACAAAGACTCGGATTTATACAAACAGGCGGTTATTGCGAAGGAGTATGACGCGCACAGGAATGTGACGATTGCTAATTTTCAAAAGCTGCTTTATACACTCAACGGGAAAGTCATTCCGGACAACTACAGTCCGAACTATAAGCTTCGGAGCAATTTCTTTGCAAATTTCATCACGCAGGAAACGCAGTATCTGCTTGGAAACGGTGTGACGCTGAAAGAAGCCGCGAACAAAGAAAAACTCGGCGCATCGTTCGACGTTCGGCTGCAGGACGCAGCGCATGCGGCGCTTGTTGGAGGAGTATCGTATGGCTTCTGGAACCTTGATCATCTTGAGGTTTTCGATGTAACAGAGTTCGTTCCGCTTCTCGATGAGGAAAACGGCGCGTTGCGATCCGGGATTAGATTCTGGCAGGTATCCGATACGAAGCCGCTTCGCGCAACACTCTACGAGCCGGACGGCTTTACACAGTTCATCCGCAGAAGCGGAAAAAACATGGAGATCCTAGAGGCGAAGCGCGGATATGTATCTGTTGAGGCAAGTTCCGAAGCGGACGGTACGGAAATCCTTGCATATCAAAACTATCCCGGCTTCCCGATTATTCCGCTCTACGGCAACCGCGCAAGGCAGTCAGAGCTTGTCGGCCAACGCGAGGCGATAGACTGCTACGATCTCATTAAGTCAGGCTTTGCGAATACAGTTGATGAGGCGTCGATCATTTATTGGACGATCTCAAACGCCGGTGGCATGGACGAGATCGATATGGCACGGTTCAAAGAGTCCATGCGGCGGATCGGCGTTGGGCTCGTGGACGACGACGGCGCGAAGGCAGAGGCTCATACGCTCACAATCCCAGTTGAAGCTCGGGAAGCGCTTCTTTCCAGAATCAGCGACGATCTTTACCGTGACGCGCAAATGCTTGATGTGGCAAAAGTGCAGGCGGGGCAGAAGACGGCGACGGAGATCATGGCGGCGTATCAGCCGATGGATAACAAGGTGGATCAATTTGAATACTGCGTGATCGAGTTCCTGCAGGCGTTGTTTAAGATCGTTGGTATTGATGACGAGCCATCCTTTATGCGATCCAAAATAACAAATCAGTTAGAACAGACGCAGATGGTGCTGCTTGCCGCGAGCTACCTTGACGACGAAACGATTCTGAGCAAGCTGCCGTGGCTTACGCAGGAGGAAATCGCAAACATTTTGAAGAGGAAAAGCGCGGAAGAATTAGAGCGATATTCCACGAAAGATATGGAGGAATAGACGTATGAGCAGCATGGTACAGGGTGATGCGTACAACCTCGATGTTACAATCAAAAACAACGGTTCCCCCATCAATATTGCGGATGTCAAGGCGGTTGAGTTCACTTTATTCAATTTCAAAAAAATTTATCCAGGGGACGCGGAATACTCGGATGGAAAGTTCCACATTCCCCTCACCCAGCAGGAGACCTTTCGGCTCCCGAAGCTCTGCCAGATGCAGGTGCGCGTGAAATTCAAGAGCGGTGACGTGATTGGCTCGGAGATCAAGCAGATCGACGTTGCGCACGCGCTATCAAAGGCGGTGTTGTGATGGGCGGCATTGAATTTGAACTCAAGAACCGCGATCCGATCGACGTTTCCTTTAACGTTTCCGTGCGTGCTGGCGGCGGCTCTGGCGGCGGAGGCATTGCATCGGCGCAGATCGATGAGATCCGCGTGCTGACAAAATCGGACTATGACGCGCTGGACAAAAAGGACGCGCGGACACTGTATCTGTTGGAGGGATAACATGCTGGCAGTTGGAATCAAACGCATTCTGGCGCTGTTCATCGGCTCCATGGGCATCAAGTCCGCCCATCTGGGCGGGGAAACCATCTATGAAAGGCCGGGCGGCTTTTTGTACATCGAACTCACAAGCGAAGAAAGGGGATAAAACAGAATGGCAAGCTTTTTTAATTTAACGCTGGATACGCTGGCCCCTGCCGGGCTATCGATCACACTGAACGACGGCGCACAGTACGCGACCAGCGCGACCGTCACAGCGAAGATCTCCGTCACAGACGCGGCGACGACCGGCTACCAGATGAAGATCTGGGGCACAAAGGCGGCGGCAAAGGAAGCAGATGCGTCGTGGGAGACGTTCGCCGCAACAAAATCCATTACGCTCCCGGACGGCGACGGCCTGAAGACGATCTATGTAAAGGTGCGCGACGACGTCGGCAACGAATCGACTGCGGCCAGCGACTCCATCACGCTCAATTCCACGATTCCCGCCGTGACCATCACCGGCCCCGACAAGAGCCGCATTTCCAAGGTAACGGGCTACGACGCAGCGGCGTTCTCCTTCGTCTGCGATGTGGACTTTGAGGAATACACCGTCCGCGTCGTCCCGGCGACGAGCAGCCTGCACACGGCGGGCACGCAGATCCCGGCGACGGGCGGCTCCACGAACGTCAGCGGCACGGCGGGCGGCTACAAGAAGAACACCGCCATCAACGTCACCATCAAGGGCGCAGACCTCGAAACAGCGTCTTCCGGCGACGGCGTGAAGATCGTGAAGGTCTTCGTCAAGAACGCCGCCGGGACGTGGAGCGCAGCCTAATGGCCGCGCCGGAGTTGACCTTCTCCATTACCGGAAACAAGATATCGGCAGTCTCGGGATTCGACTCGATCACCGTCACATTCTCGTCGGACATCGCCTATACGGCTTTTGAGTGCCGCGCGACGAAGTCCGGCGAGGATTGGGGCCGCGGGAAGGGCGCTTTGATCGCGTCCTTCTCCCAGACCCCCGCGGGGACGCAGCGCACCTTTGAGGTATACGACGATTTCCTGCTTTCCGGAGACGGAGAATACAGAATTTCGCTGTTCGCGCAGGGCGCGGACGGCAGCTGGAACGACAACTACGGATTTATCCCGCTTGGGCAGTCGCAGACGATGAAAACGGCTGACGGCGAGGATTTCCTGTGCATGAAGGAGTGATCGCATGGCGTACAACAGCCAGTATACCGGCGCGCAGATCGACGAAGCCATCGGCGACGTGCGCGGAAACAAAGCCGCATGGAGCGGCAAGCAGGACGTGCTTTTGCCTTCCGGGGCGAAGGTCGGCGACCTTATCAAGGTTAAGGCAGTGGACGCCAGCGGGAAGCCGACAGCCTGGGCCGTGGCCGTGGATGGCACGGACTACCTCAAAACCGCCCCTGTCACGTCCGTCAACGGCAAAACCGGAGCTGTCAAGGTTCGCGAAGTGCCGTCTGTCACCGCCGCTGATAATGGAAAATTTCTGCGGGTTGTTTCCGGCGCGTGGGCGGCGGTAGAGATCGCGAACGCGAATGGAAGGAGCTTCTGATGGCTGAATATTTAACGAACGATATAGAACTCACGTCAGTTGCCGATGCCATCAGAGAAAAAGGCGGAACATCCGACCCGCTGACTTACCCAGATGGTTTTGCAAGCGCGGTTCGTGCAATTCAAACCGGGATCGTTCTGCGGCTGATCGTAACAGTATCTGCCGGTGCGACGGTCACGGCGACGAACGGCTCAAAAACGATCAGAGGAACATCTGACAGCACCGGCGTTTGCACGCTTATCGTGCCGGAAGCCGGAACATGGAGCGTATCCGCGACGCTGGACGGGAAAACATCTGACACAAAAGCCGTAACTATCACGGACAGTTACGCGGTGTCGCTTAATTTTGTATATCCGACACTGAATAAAAATACTTGGGAAACAATAAAAGATATATCCGACGCGGGACAGGGCGCGAACTATTGGAGCGTCGGTGACCGAAAGGCTGTAACGCTAAACGGCACGGTTGGACATCTTACACTATCTAATTACACAACATATGCGTTCATTATTGGATTTAACCATAACGCGAGCCTAGAAGGGGAAAACCGTATCCATTTCCAACTTGCAAAGACCGCGCTCTCCGGCGGTACGGACGTGTGTTTCTGCGATAATTACTATACCTCGCCCGTTTCGACAACCGGCTATTTCTCTATGAACAGTAGTGCAACGAACTCCGGCGGATGGGCGAGCTCGCAAATGCGTACAAATATTTGCGGGACAAGCCTCTCGAGCTATTCCGGAACGATTATCGCAGTCATTCCGACGGCGCTCCGTGCAGTCCTAAAGTCCGTTACCAAGTACACGGACAATACGGGAAATAATAGCACATCCGCGAGTGCGGTCACGGCGACAAAGGATTACTTTTTCCTCCTCTCGGAGTTTGAGGTTTTCGGGAGCATTTCGAGAGCAAACTCGAACGAGGCGAGTAAGCAAGCGCAGTACGCCTATTATTCCGCTGGAAACAGCAAGGTAAAGTACAAGCACAACGGAACGAGTGCCGCCGCTCGTTGGTGGCTCCGTTCTCCGCTTGCGAGCAACTCCGACGGTTTCGAGAATGTGAACACCGACGGGACAGTCGAAGACCGCACCGCGCGCGCTTCCTTCGGCTTCGCGCCCGGCTTTTGCGTATGAGGATCACAAGCATGGAATATATCGTGTATAAGCGGTTCCGTGGGAATGGCATCGATGGAGCATTTAATCTCCGGTACGGAACTGTTGTATCGGAGATTGAAGGGTTCCTGTTTGCAGCAGACGGCAGGCGGATATGCGCTGCGACGTCCGAAAACGGGTGGGAGCATTTCAGGCCGAACACGCAGGAAGGTGCCGAGCGGCAGAAAATGCTGAACGATCTGTACCGATGGTACAGAAAAAACGGCTGCGGTGAAGACTTTACGGATGAAAAATGGCCGGGGCAGGAAAACGGGTACTGGAAAAACCGGCTGCGTACCGCAAGCACAGAGCGATTAGAGAAAATTTATCAAGAGAAATTTGGAGGGATACCATGTATGCAGTAAAACAAGACGGCGCATTTGCAGGTTATGCGGACAGTATTGTGCCCATCCGACTGCACGGCAACGGTTGTTATGTCCCGTGCAAGGAAGATCAGGCAGAAGGATTTTGCGCTAAGATGGCTGTGACTATTGCAGATGAAGAAGGGACTGAGCATCAGGTGCTTTCTGACATGGTGTTTCATCTCGCAGACCATACGCTGAAAGGCACTGAGCCAGAAGGCAGTTATGATGAAATGGGCGCGGCATTGCCGCTGACGGATGCCGAGACCGCCGCGAAGATCCTGCTCGGGGAGGCGGAATAACATGAGCACCTACACCGAGCGGGCGCGGGCGCTGCGCCCCTATATCGTCAAAAGCGCAGCCAGTCTCACCGACGCCGACGCGAGTCTCGCGCCGGAGCTTTTCACCCGCCTGACCGGCTCTGGCAGCCTCGTCAAAGCCGGCACGCGCATCAACTGGGGCGGCACCATCAAGCGCGCCGCCTCCGACCTCTGGGACACGGCCCAGAACACCCCGGACGCCGCCCCGGCCCTCTGGGAAGACATCGCCTACAAGCAGGGCTTCCGCATCATCCCCGAGACCATCACCGCCGGCCTTGCATTCTCCAAAGGCGAAAAAGGCTGGTGGCAGGACGAGCTCTACGAATCCCTGCTCGCCGCCAACGTCTGGAACCCATCCGTTAACCCGGACGGGTGGAAGAAAATCACGGAAGAAGGTACATAGCCATGGACGATGCAACCATCATCGTTACCCTCGTCTGTGCCGTGCTCAGCGGGGCGGATAGAAGTGTATGAGCACAAGCAACACCGCCGGGCAGAAAATGACAGACGCAGAGCTCGCAAAGCTTGAAAAGCGGATTGCTGCGATATACAGGGAAGCGTATAACGATCTGACGGATACGATCAGGGATTACTTCGGTAAATTTGCAGCGCGCGACGCGGTGGAAAAGGCGCGGCTGGACGCTGACGATATCACAGAGGAACAATACAAGCAATGGCGGCTTGCGCAGATCGGGCGTGGAAAGCGCTTTGAGGCGCTACGGGATAAGGTCGCCGAGCGCATGACAAATGCAAACGTTGCTGCTGTTGCGTATGTCAACGATGCAACGCCGGGCATTTACAGTTTGAACCGGAATTTCGCGGCGTACACCATTGAGCAGGTCACCGGTGACGTTGGCTTCGATATCTGGGACGAACAGACCGTGAAGCGCCTGATCTCAGAGCAGCCGGAGCTTATGCCGTACTATCCGGAAAAGCGGGCGCTCAATCGCGGGATAGATCTTGCATACGGGAAAAAGCAGATCACGGCCAGCGTAACCAGTTCCATTTTGCAGGGCCGGAGCATCAAAGGCATGGCGGATGATCTGCAAAGCCGCATTACCACCATGAACCGCGATTCCGCTATCCGGACAGCTCGAACGGCAGTCACGGGCGCGCAGAACGCCGGACGGCTGGATTCCTATTATGCCGCTGAGAAAATGGGAATCAAGTGCAGAAAACAATGGATGGCGACGCTCGACGGAATAACCCGCCACTCCCACGCCATGCTCGACGGTGAGATCGTGGACAACGACAAAAAGTTCTCCAACGGCTGCCGCTACCCAGGCGACCCGAACGGCCCACCGTCCGAAATCTATAACTGCCGCTGCACGCTGGTATCCGAGATTGAAGGAATCGACACCTCCGGAGGCAAGCGCCGCGCCAGAAATCCGGAGACCGGGCGGAATGAACTGATTGAGAACATGAGCTATGCGGAATGGGCAGAGTGGAAAAAGAAAAATGGACGTTAAATTTATCGACAACTCCGAAGAAGTGAAGTCCGCTATGCACGACGCGCTGATTCGCGCCCTAGAAAAGATCGGCATGACGGCCGAAAAGTATGCAAAGCGGCTTTGCCCGGTGGACACCGGCAATCTGAGGAACAGTATCACGCACCGCGTAGATGAAGGTGAACCGGCTGCATACATCGGGAGCGACATGGAATATGCCGCATACGTCGAACTCGGAACCGGAAAGTATTATCCGGGTGGGAGACCTACGCCGTGGGCGTATCAGGACGCGAAGGGGAACTGGCACTGGACGGCTGGAAACAAAGCACAGCCGTATTTGAAGCCCGCAGCAGCGGACCATGCGGCGCAATACCGGAAAATCGTCGAAGATGAGATGAAAAACGGATAAAGATTGCGTCCCAGAGCCATAAATATACGGTATAAGTGTGGTAACAGCAAAGAAATGACTGTTGCCACATTTTTTGTTCTGTCGCGGCAAAGCACCGCCGACAAGGGAAAGGAAGATAGAACATGGCACTGACGCGAAAGCTCCTGAAGGGCATGGGGCTTACAGAAGAGCAGATGGATACGATCATTGAGGCGCACACCGATACCGTAGACGGGCTGAAAAACGACCTTGCACGGTATAAGGCAGACGCTGAAAAGCTCCCCGGAGTACAGGCGGAGCTTGAAAACCTGAAAGCCAAAGGCGACGATGGCTGGAAGGATAAGCACGATAAGGTCAAAAAGGAATTTGACGACTACAAAAGAGAGCAGATGCAGAAGGAAACCAAGAGCGCGAAGGAATCCGCGTATCGGGAACTTTTGAAGTCTGCGGGTATCAGCGAAAAACGAATTGATTCGGTTTTGAAGGTCACCGATCTTTCTACGGTTGAATTGGAAGACGGCAAGCTCAAGAACGCCGATGATTTGAAGAAGTCCATCAAGGAAGAGTGGGCGGACTTCGTTGTTACCACCAAGCAGAAGGGCGCGGACACCAAAGACCCGCCCGCAAACAACGGCGGCGCTATGAGCCGGGACGACATCTTCAAAATCAGGGACGCGTCTGAACGGCAGGCAGCAATTGCCGCAAATCTCAATTTGTTCGGAAAGGAAGAATAAACATGGCAGCAAAGACCAATCTGACGATGACGAGCGACGTTCAGGTAACCGCTCGTGAAATCGATTTTGTAACCCGCTTTGCGCGGAACTGGCAGCACCTGCGCGACATTCTAGGCATTATGCGCCCCATCAAAAAGCAGCCGGGAACCGTCCTGAAATCCAAGACTGCAAGCGTGACGCTCGCGCAGAGCGTCGGCGAGGGCGAAGAGATCCCCTATTCCAAAGCGACTGTCATTGAAAAGGACTACGCCAACATCAACGTCGAGAAGTACGCAAAGGCTGTTTCCATCGAGGCGATCAAGGAATACGGCTATGACGTTGCCGTCGCAATGACCGACGAAGCTTTCCTGTATGAGCTGCAGACCAATGTCACCAATCGGTTCTACGATTATCTGAATACCGGCCTGCTGACCGTCAGCGAAACCAACTGGCAGCGCGCGCTTGCAATGGCGAAGGGCGCTGTTATCAACAAGTTCAAGCAGATGCACCGCACCGCGACCAACGTTGTTGGCTTCGTGAACGTGATGGATCTGTACGATTACCTCGGCGGCGCCGATATCACCATCCAGACTGAATTCGGCTTCCAGTACATCAAGAACTTCATGGGCTATAGCACCGTGTTCCTGCTGTCTGACGATGAGATCAAACGCGGTCGTGTTATTGCGACTCCGGTCGAGAACATTGTCCTGTACTACATTGACCCAGCTGACAGCGATTTCGCCCGTGCCGGTCTCGACTACAGAACCGACGGAGAAACCAACCTTGTCGGTTTCCATGTGCAGGGCAACTACTCCACTGCGGTCTCCGAGTCCTTTGCGATCATGGGCATGACCCTGTTCGCGGAGTATCAGGACGGCATTGCCGTTGCTGACATTGACGAGACCCCGTCTCTCGGCACGCTGACGGTTACCTCTGCGGCGGGCACGGCGACAGGTGACACGAAGATCACGGTAACGCCCGCGAAGGAAGCAAGCGGCAACGTCTACAAGTACAAGGTAGGCGATTCGGCTGAGACTGTCACCTACGGCCAGAACGTCAGAACGTGGCAGACGTGGGACGGCAAGTCCGATGTCACGGCAGCGACGGGCAAGAAGATCACTGTTATTGAGGCTGATGCGACCTATAAAGCGCAGAAGGCCGGAAACGCGACGGTAACGGCGAAGTAAGGAGGCGGCAGCGCAATGCTAACCGAATTGTGCGGGGTTCTGCGGAACTGGTTTGAAACGGATCGGATCAGCGGAACGTACACAGTAGAAAACGGCAGCATTGCGCTGCCGTTCCTGCAAGAAGGGCAATTCTTCCGGATTGTAGGTTCCGTTTTTAATGACGGTGTGCACCAATACCCGGATTACGGGATGGCCGACGAGACCTTTGATGGCTCTGTCTGGCCGATGGCCGTCCCGTCCGCTGTCCTCGCCCTCGAAGCTGAGATCAGAGCATGGCAGGAGAAAAACGGGGACGCGGCAGCAAGCCCGTTTACCTCGGAAAGCTTCGGAGGCTATAGCTACTCGAAGGGATCGAGCGGAAGTGCCTCCGCGAATGGGGCTGTGACATGGCAGACGACGTTCAAATCGCGCATGAACCAGTGGAGGAAGATCTGATATGAGTTTACTTGATGATTTTGCCCGCCCGTGCGTGCTGCTCGAAAAAAGCCGGACGCCGGACGGAGCGGGCGGTTACGTCACGATATGGACGGACGGGGCGGAATTCGCAAATTACCAGATGCTCGATACGTCCATGGAGGCTCGCAGAGCGGAGAAGGAGGGCGTGACAAGCGTTTACTCGGTGCTTGTGCAAAAAGCCGTACCAATCGATTATAACGACTTCTTCCGCGACAAGACGACCGGCGAGACGTACCGCGTCACGTCCGAGCCAAAGGACAAGCAAACACCGAAGTCTGCAAGCTTCGATCTGAAATACTTCACTGCAGAAAAGAAAGCGCTGCCAACATGACGAAAGACAAAGCATTGCATGCGTGGTTCTCGCAATTTCTCACGGCATACCCCACATCAAGTGTCCCGGACGATGCCGTTTTTCCGTGGCTGACCTATGAGCTGATTACTGGCGCGTGGGACAGCGGGGAAATCGGCCTGACGGTGAATCTCTGGTACTACACAACGCAGGAAGCAGAACCAAACGCGAAAGCGCAGGAAATCTCGGACGCTATCGGCTTGGGCGGCGTGTTTGTGCCGTGTGACGACGGCGCAATCTGGATCAAGCGCGGATCTCCGTGGTGCCAGAACGTCCGGGACGATTCTGATGCAAATATCAAGCGGCGGTATTTGAACGTCACAATCGAATACATTACCGCGAACTGAAAGGACTGATTTCATGGCGAAATTTACAAAAATTCCGGCGGATACGTTTAAGCAGCTGCAAATCAATGCTGGCGTTATTTTGAGCGAATTTACGCCTGCAACCGGAACGTTTGAACCGGAGAACCAGATCGGCGCAACTACCGGAGGCATTACATTTTCCGCGACACCGACGTATTCTGACTACGGCTCGGATGTGGACAACTGCCCAAAGAACACAATGGAAATGAAGCGGATGGACGATGTCGAAGTGAAACTTTCCGGTACATATGTAACGGCTACGACTACCTCCGCGAAATCTCTTATGGCGGCGGCTGACATCGACGGCACAGATACGACGAAGGTTGTTCCTCGGCGCGATCTTTCGCCGACTGACTTTGCGGACATCTGGCTTGTGGGTGATTATTCCGATAAGAACGGTGCGACAAACGGTGGTTTCATTGCTATTCGTCTTATGAACGCGCTATCGACCGGCGGATTCCAGCTGAAAACCGCCGACAAGGGCAAGGGACAGATGGCGTTTGAGTACACGGCGCACTATTCGATGTCGAAGCAGGACGTTGTGCCGTATGAGGTTTATATCAAAGCCGGTACGGCCGAAACGTAAGGAGAAGAAAGTATGAAATTTTCGGAACTTAGCACGGATAGGGCAGCTGATGTTCTTTGCGAGGTCAGCGTGTACGCGCTCAATATTCTGACGGATGATGAGCTGCGGGAGAGTCTGAAAGCACAGATCGACGCGGAGAAGCCACAGACGGCGGGAGAACGGTACGCGATCGGTGCGCAGAAGATCGGTCAGTGGATTCCCCTGATTCTGAAAAAGCACCGGGAAGATACGCTTGGTATTCTGGCTGCGGTCAACGAAACGACTGTTGAGGCGGTCAAAAAGCAGAGCGTCCTAAAAACCATGTGGCAGATTCAGGAGATCGTCAAGGATAAGGATATGCAGAATTTTTTCAAATCGTGCGCGTCGGAGGCGAAAGCGTAACGCTTGCGCTTCTGGCGGCTCCAAAGATAAGCGCGGGAGGGCTGATTCGCCTTTTGCCGATTTTGGTAAAGCGGCAGCAGGAAGAATCAGCCTTCCGTATTTATACGGCGGAGTGTTTGCGCACAATGACGGAAAACACAGCGAAATTCGCGGGCGGCAGCTTTGTGCAGGCAAAATATTCCGATCTGATAGACCCGAAGCCGCAGGACAACCGAACCTGCGAAGAGATCACCGCCGAGGTTGTTAAGCGGTGCGGATTGGTGGTGAAGCATGAATCTATTTGAACTTTTTGTAAAAATCGGCGCGGACACGTCTGAAGCGGACAAGGGCATCGACGAAACCGGGAAGAAAACATCCGGCCTCGGCGAGAAGATTAAAAACGGCCTTGCCACTGTCGGCAAGGCTGCGGTAGTCGGCGTGACGGCAGCGGCGACGGCAATCGGCACGATTGGAACAAAGGCAATCCAAGCATATGCGGACTACGAGCAGCTTGTCGGCGGCGTAGAGACGCTTTTTAAGGATAGCCAAGATAAAGTTATGGAGTACGCAAACAACGCGTACAAAACCGCTGGGCTGTCTGCGAATGAGTACATGGAGACGGTGACAAGCTTTTCTGCATCCCTGCTGCAGTCTCTCGATGGGGATACCAGTGCAGCGGCAGAAAAAGCAAACCTGGCGCTGACTGATATGTCCGACAACGCGAACAAAATGGGCACGGACATGACATCAATCCAGAACGCATATCAGGGGTTCGCAAAAGCAAATTACACCATGCTCGATAACCTGAAGCTCGGCTACGGCGGTACGCAGGCCGAAATGCAGCGGCTGCTTGAAGACGCGGAGAAAATCTCCGGCATCAAGTACGACATTTCCAGCTATGCGGATATCGTGGACGCGATCCATGTCGTGCAGACCGAAATGGGCATCACCGGCACGACCGCAAAAGAAGCCGCGTCCACGATTCAAGGATCTTTCGGCATGGTAAAAGCCGCATTGAAGAACCTTGTGACCGGCCTTGCAGACCCGGATCAGGACTTGGGAACCCTCGTGGGAAACTTCACGGATTCCATTGTTGTTGCGGGCAATAACCTGATTCCGCGCATTCAGGAGCTTTTGCCGCGCATTGTGGAGGCAATTTCCACGCTGCTGGGAACCGTAAGCTCGCAACTGCCGGGCATACTTGGCTCTGTCCTGCCCTCGCTTATAGAAGGCGCGGCAAGCCTAATTACCGGACTTATGTCCGCGCTCCCGGAGATCCTTACGGTGCTTGGCGACATCGCGCCGACAGCCATTGGGATTCTCGTTCCGGCCATAGTCGAGCTTCTGCCGGAAATCATTCAAACCGGTATAGATGTTGTTATCTCTCTGGTACAAGGCATTACGGAGACGCTTCCGGAATTGATCCCGGCGGCAACGGAAGCAATCATCAAAATCGCTGAAACGCTGACCGACCCTGGCAATCTCGGGAATTTGGTAGATGCGGCGCTTGAGATCATCCTCGCTCTGGCGGACGGAATCATTGACGCCGTCCCGAGGCTGCTTGAGGTGGCGCCCAAGCTTATCACAAATCTCATCACCGCGCTTATTGAAAACTTCCCCAAAATCATTGAATCCGGCGCAAAACTTGTTATGTCGCTGATCGATGGCCTGATTAAATCCATTCCGCAGCTTACTGCGGCTGTGCCAAAACTCATTATCGGGATTGTACAGGGGATTCTTAACAATCTTCCGCAAATCATCATGTCCGGCCCGAAAATCATCATGGCGCTTATTGAGGGCCTTATTAGCGCAATCCCGGATCTTGTCATGTCGATCCCAACGATAATCAAATCGATTGTAGATACGTTCCTCGGATACGATTGGGGCAGCATCGGAACAAATATCGTTGACGGTATCAAAAACGGATTTCTGCATATGTGGGAGAGCCTAAAGCGGACGGTAAGCGATATGGTCAACGGCCTTGTGAGCGGCGTCAAGAGCATCCTCGGTATTGCGTCCCCGTCTAAAGTCTTCGCCGGAATCGGCGGCTACATGGCAGAAGGACTTGGGCAGGGCTTTGACAGGGAAATGCTCGGGGTGCGGAAAGATATCGAAGATCAGATGACCTTCGGAACAACGTCATTCTCCGTGTCCGGCGCGGCAAAGTCCTCTGTCGGCGTCGTGAACGGCCTGCTTGCCAACAACCAGCCCGGAACGCCAATGCAGATCAACCTTGTACTCGACGGACAGACGATAGCAAGAGCAATATTCGATCCGCTGCGGGGCGAGATCGTACAAAGGGGTGTATCGCTTGCGTAGGATTAAAATCACGGACGGAACAAACACGGTCACGCTTCTGCGCGATCTCGTGTTCACGATTCAGCCGAAGGATATTGGCGCAACCGCGACAATGGCATCCGGAAAGACGGTTATGGATATCATCGGGGTAAAAAATGAATTGAAAATCCCGACGGGATGGCTTTCTGTCGCCGATCTCCGAAAACTCCGCAGCATGATCAACACGAAACATGTGTTGAGCGTGACATACCCGGATGTAGACGGCGACAAAACAAGGGATTTCCTTTTTGAACAGCCGGAATACAAGGCGATTATCTACGATGAGGACGGCGTATCGCAGTGGTGCGGCGTCACGATCTCCGCGACACAGCAAGGGGTGGATTGATGCAGAAGGTATCAAGCAATTACGCACCGTTTACACCGGTGCGTGAGGTCGGCATGCTTGTCCGGTTTTACATTGTTGACCCGTCGGCAAAGAAGAACGGTACGGCCTCTGCATCGGATTCGGCACCAGGCACAAGCGCCGCCGAAACAATCAGCGACAGAGAAACCATATCCGGGAAGTTCGCTGGGCTTGAATTGAACCGGTGGGTTCTGGATGGGACAATCGATATTCCGAACGATAGCTTTGACGGGCAGTATGTTGGCTGGTGGAGCGGAGTAGCATCAAACGAGAGCGCCGAAATGGCAAGCACAATTACGTTTGAATTCTCCGCGCCGGTATCCACGATTGGCTGGGCGATGCTTTTTGATGAAAAAATGAACCAATACCCGGCGCAGATCACAATTACCGCATATGCGAGCGACGGATCGGCGGTCTCAACCGGAACAAAGATGATCACGCAGGCGCGGCAGAACATCAGCATGACTGCCGCAAATTACACAAAGCTGACGATTCGATTTGACAAGACGTTCCTGCCAAAGACACGCGCCCGGCTGCGGCAGATCGATTTCGGCCTGACGGAAACCTACGAAAACGACACAATGGCCGACGTGAAGATCATAGAGGAAGCATCCGTTTCCTGCGAATCGTTCCCGTCCCGGCAGATTTCCTTTACATTCGACAACGCGGATCATCGGTACAACATTCTGAACCCGGACGGCGTTTTCTCCGTGATTCAGGATGGCCAGAAATTGCTTGCCAGATGCATTGTAAACGGAGAGAGCATAGACGTTGGCGAGTTCTTTTTTACGTCCGTTACAGCACGCGATTCCGGCGTTACGGCACAGCTTGTCGGAAACGATATGGCTGCGACACTCGATCGCGCAACCTATGAGGCCGGAAACGCTACCGCGTGCGAGCTTCAGACTGTAGTTGCGTCCGTACTGGAAGGATACGACGTCACTGTGATCTACGGCGGCGGCGCAGACAAAAGAACGGTAGTCCCTGCAATCCCTCGGAAGACGACGAGACGCGAGGCGATCCGGATTCTGGCACAGGCCGCAATGTGCTCCGCGTGGTTTGATCGATCCGGAAACCTGCACATCGCGGAGCTTTCAGCAGGCGCAGTATTGGGAGAAATAACGCCGGATGAGCTTTATAACTATGACGGTGTGTCCATATCGGAAGCGGTTGATTGCGTAGAGCTGCACGTTAAGAGCGACTACGCGAATATCGATACGACAATCACCGCCGGGAGCGGCAAAAACATCAAGAGCATCAGCAATCCGTGCGTGGCCCCAGAAAACTATCAACGCGTCGCTGCGTGGTTGCTGGCACAATATAACCGCCGCAAAATCTATAGCGTAAAAAACCGGGGCAATCCGGCGCTCGAAACCGGTGACACCATCAAAATCTCCGACGCATTCGCACAAAACGAAAATGCTGTGCAGACCGGTATGGAACTGACGTTCAGCGGAGGCGGAATTTATGCCGTAACGAAAGGAGTCGGCGCATGAGTACCATCATTGACACCCTCGTCACCGACCGGACGCAGGCGGATGTGGAGCGCGTCAAGGCGCTGGCGGCGAAGGGATTTTCCGCCATGACTGCCGACGAGCGGGCGGAATGGCTGGCTGGGATGAAGGGCGCGTACAACGCCGCTGATCTCAATCGCGTGGGGACGGCCCTGAATTATCTGGCGGGCCGCCTCGGCGCGATCTGCGGCAAGAGTATCGCATGGTCTGCAAAAACAGATTGGACCGTAACGGACATTATAACGGCCTCACAGGCCGAGGCATACCGCAAGCAGGTGCAGTCCATCCGGGACGCACTGGCATACCCCGAAGGAACACCGGATGCGCCCGGCCTCGACCGGCTGACCTACACCGGCGCAAACGACATCGAGCGCATTCTTGCGCTCTGCGAGGAACTGATCGACAACATCACAAAGGCGTTCCGCTACACCGGCGCTGCGGAATGCGCGACAGGAGGCTTGATATGAAAGATCGTCAACCTACAAAAGTCCTTTCCAACGGTGCTATTCGATATGGCATCTACAATTCCGACGGTAGTCTTGATCACTACGAGTACATGAAACGTATGGACGAGCCAACAGTTGAGGGTACGCCTCTCAATAAGGCAAATCTTCTGTCCGATGCCACTGCCGCCAAGCTCTGGCCGAAAGCAAGCACGAGGCCGGAAGACCCGACCGTCAACGACGCGCTCGGCAAGCTTTCGGAGGGTACGGCCAAAGTCGGCGACATCGCTATCACGTCCCGCACAGACCTGTCCGACGCATGGCTCCCGTGCGACGGGCGCACTGTATCACAGGAGCAGTATCCAAAACTGTTTTCTGTGCTCAGAAGCTCTGCCGCGCCGCTTCCGTGGGCGTTGAAGACATCGAATATTCAGCCTGTAGCTATGTGGTATCTGAATGGGGAATGGGTCGGCCTGTACGACAGAAAGTTCTGGACGTCGCCCGATTTGGGGACGTGGACGCAGCAGGCGGATATGCCGACCGGACTCTCGCTGGTATCGGATGTGCAGTATGCAAACGGCACTTATTACGCTGTTTTTTCCGGAGACTCCACAGAGTTAAACGGAGTGTACACAACACGTAGCCTCGATACGCCGTTTGCGCTATATGCAAGCGGCATCCTGCCTGGAAGCGCTGGACTGAAGATGTTTATTACACCAAACGTTCTGTATATCTACAAAGTAAGAGGCAAATACGGAAATTATGGCAATTACACGGGAAGAAGCGTAAGCGTCAGCTACGTAAACCAAACAACGAAAGAAATAGTAAGTATCTCAAATTCTATCAGCGGAATTGTATTTTACGCCGAAGAAAAGGACTGCTTTTACAAGATGAACTGTAGCACCAGCGGCACACTGGAGATTTCAAAGGCAAAAACCCTGATCAACCCGACGTGGGAAGCAGTCAGCAGCGTAAACATCAAAGAAGTAACTCCGTCCTTCAACCAGCCGTCGACGTACACCTATCACGCCCTGATGTCAGCTTACCATTGTGGTGCAAATATAATTGCTTTTTTTGCACTGGTGAACGCTGAATTCTCTGGCGCGGGAACCACGATGTATAGCGGATATATGGTATACAGGTATTCTGCGGACTACGGTGCAACGTGGGAAAACGGGAAGGTAGTTTCCTACAAAACCGATAGCTACTCGCTCGACAACTATACGAACGGCAAATACGAAAACGGGCTTTTGGTGCTTTCGGAAACCGCAAGCGAATCTGAAAGTGCTGATCGAGCGGAAAAGATCATTGCAATCAGCGCTCCAGCATCCGGCCCGGTATATGGAGACGTACTGGGGAGCAGCGTTGACAGTATTGCACTATCGCCGGACGGGGAGGCAGCATACATATCATCGAATGGGCTGGCGTACTGCGATTATAGCGCGGCGGGAAAAGAAATCCCTACCATCGGGACGGACACAAGAAGCAATGCCTACATCAAGGCGCTGGAGGAATAGCCATGCGGGATAGAAACGGCACAAACGATCTCGCAAACGGGTCCGTCCGCTACGGGGTGTATGACGCGGCGGGAAGCCTTCTGCGGTATGAATGGCTTCGCCCGGAGGACGAGCCGCTGGAGGCCGGAACGCCGCTCACGGCCGGGAACCTTCTGACGGCACAGAGCGCTGCAAAGATCTGGCGAGCGGGCGACGCACCGGCGAACCCGATGGTAAATGAGGCATTCGGGAAGCTGTCGGAGCCGAATTATCACATCGGCGATATCCTCACGACCGTCCGCGTCCTATCCGCCCCGTGGCACGCCTGCGACGGCTCGACCTTCAATCAGACGGCCTACCCGGCCCTCTACGCCGTCCTCGGCGGCACGACGCTGCCGACGATCAGCTATTCCGGCGATACCACCACCTACATCAAAATGGCGGACGATTAGCCCGGCAAAATAAAAGAGAAAGGTACGGAAAAATGGACAGCAAAACCATCATCGTCACCCTCGTCTGCGCCGTGCTCGGCTCGTCCGCGCTGACGGCGGTCGTCAACGCCGTCGTCAGCGCGATACAGAAAAAGCGCGGCAAGGCCACGACGCAGGAGGCGCATCTAGCCGAGATCGACAAAAAGCTCGGGAAAATGCAGGAGCATCAGGACGAGCAGTATCTCGCAATTCTCCGCCTGACCATCATGTCGGAGGAAATGCCAATGGCCGAGCGCCTGATCGCCGGAGAGAAGTATAAAAAGATGGGCGGGAACGGCGACGTGAAAAAATTCCTGCACCAGCTGGAGGCGCAGTGCGGACATAGCAGTGCGCAATAAACTGGGAGGCAGATATGCGGGTAAAAGGCAAGTGGAGCAAGGGCGAAATGGCGCGAACCATTGTTGTGTATCTGCTCCAGCTCATCACGACGGTAATTGTCTGGGCCTGCGCTCTGAAAACCGTCGCCGTCCTAATTGCAGTCATCCGCAGCCCGGAGCTCGGCGCGTCGATCGACCTGTCCGACGTGCTCGGCTTTACCGGCTGGGCAACCATCACAGAGCTTGGCCTGCTTGCCTTCAAGCGGGTTTTTGCGAAGAAAAATGAAACAGTCGAATAGCGAAAGGAGTAATTACTTATGGACTACACACAGATCATCTCGGCAGTGATCGCGCTCATCAGCGCGCTCGTTTCGGCATTTTTGATCCCGTGGCTCAAAACCAAGATCGATGCCAACAAACTGCAAACCATCAAAACATACGTCGAAATCGGCGTAAAAGCGGCGGAACAGCTCTACGCGGCAACGGACGGCGAGGAAAAGAAAGCCTATGTGATCAATTTTCTGGCCGAACACGGAATCCGGTTCGACGTATCTACAATCGATCAGCTGATCGAGGCCGCCGTGCTGCAGCTGCACCAC